CTGACGGGACGGATTACAAGGCCGTGCCGCGGCGTGCGCGGAATCTCATTATCAATGGGGACTGTCAGGTAAGCCAGCGGGGAACCTCAGAGGCTTCAGTATGGGGTTCACCTTCTGCCTATGGTGCTTGGCCGGATAGGTTTAGGTTCGAACGTGCTTCCGGTGCCGAAAGTGGTAGGGCAACAGTATCGCAAGATACGACCGGCCCCACCGGCTTTGGTTACTGTCTAAAGGTTCTTGAAACTACCACGGACTCTTCTCCGAGCTCAGGAGACTATTATCGCTTCACCTACCGGGTTGAGGCGCGGGATATCCAACACCTCGCCTACGGAAACGCAGCTGCGCGGGCATTGACCCTCTCGTTCTACGTATTCTGTAATCTTACCGGCGCATTCACAGTCACACTTGGCGCGCCCGACGGTGCCCGTACCTATTCTACAACCTATACGGTTGCGGCCGCCGATACATGGGAGCGCCATACAATAACTATTCCGGGAGACACTTCTGGAACGATTAACAACGATGCCGGTATCGGGTTTGAAATAGGGTGGATGTTGGGGGCTGGTTCAACCTACACCGGTGGTACTCAAGGTTCCTGGGCCGCGACCGCCAACAATATGTTGGGTGCAGGTTCGACTAACAATGTGTTGGGAAGTGCTTCAGGTGATTGGCGCATCACGGGTGTGCAGCTTGAGGTGGGTGAGGTCGCTACGGCGTTCGAGCATCTGACTTATGCGGAGGAACTAAATGCCTGTGAGCGGTACTACGAGCGCGAAGATTTCACCGCAGGAACCGACCAACAAATAATGTCAGGATTTGGGTGGTCAACAACGGAAACTGCGTTTGGCACTTGGCCCTACAGAGTAGAGAAAAGAGCAGCCCCAACGGTAACATATTCAGCACCGGGCACGTTTGATATACTTTACACGGGGCCGAGTGAAATTGCTGTCTCTGCTATTACCGCTCAAGCCATTTCAACTAAGGGACACCGTGTCTTTGCAACGGTAGGCTCGGCGTCATTGACCGCCGGATCAGGAAATCTGTTGCGGAGAGACGGTACAGATACGTCCTTTATGACAATGGAAGCGGAGTTATAAGATGAAACAATATCAAGAAGCGGAAGGTGGAAACTCTTGGCAACTGGGTAGCAGCAGCATCCCGTCTGATCCCAACAACACTGACCGCGCAAGGATGCTGGCAGAGATCGAGGCGGGTGAGGCTGAGATTATCGCCTACGTCGAGCCAGTCCCTGACTACGCAGAATTACGGCGCAAAGCATACGGCGCATTGGGCGATCAGCTAGACATGCTTTGGCATGCTATTGATGAAGATCTGCCTTTGAAAGACTCAGATTTTTATAGTACATTAAAAGCAGTAAAAGCAACTTATCCAAAACCGGAATAATAAGGAATAAGAGTAAAGGGATATAAATAGAATAAACAATATAGGACGACAAAACAATGTCAGCAATTATAACAGAAAAGTTTAGACGCCATCAGGCAACTCAGTTTTACGAATCTTTTAGTGAAACTGCTGCCACCAGTTATTATCTTATGATTGGTAAATCTACGCCCTTTACTGCGGGCACATCAGGCGGAACGGATGTATCTCCTGCAACGCCTGCTGACGATGTTACTACTGAATATTATGCTTGGGACCATGCAATTGGTCTAAAAAATATTTCTTCTACTGATGTGAACTATTGTATTCCTCGCAGAGATTGGGCCAATTCCACAACATATGATATGTATGAACATAATATTAGTTCATCAAATCTAACAACTTCTGGTGCATCAACTTTATATCAATCAACTTTCTTTTTTAGAACATCTGATAATAGAGTTTATAAGGTTCTAGATAATAACGGGGGTTCGGCATATTCTGGTGCAGAACCAACATCTACTTCTACTAGTCCATTTGAACTTGGTGGGTATACACTTAAATATATGTACACCATTAGTGCTTCTAATAATACAAAATTCCTTACTACAGATTTTATGCCGGTTGCAACAGACACCACAGTTTCGGCGGCGGCCACAGATGGTGCGATTGAAAGTCTTATTGTAACTGCTGGTTCTGGTTATGACGCTGGGACTTACTACGCCGCAGTATATGGAGATGGATCAAGTCAAGGAACATCTTCTGGAGCAATTGTAAGTATAGTTGTTGGTGCTGGTGGTACTATTACTTCATTTGGTCTTGTGTCGGGAACAGACACAATTGTTTATGCTGCCGGCTCTGGATACACTTACGGTACGGTAAATCTTGGTGATAGTTATATTTTTTCTGATGTTGCTTTGACGGCGAGCGATTCGTTGGGAAGTGGTTCTGGTGGGGAAGTAGCAGTTGTAGTTGGACCCAAAAATGGACATGGTTATGATGCGGTAGATGAACTGGGTGGACATTATGTAATTATGAGAGCAACCTTGACAGGCGCAGAAAATGATGATATTTTGGCGGGAAATGATTTTAGAACAATTTCTGTTGTAACTGACCCGACAACTTACGGAACAACTACTGTTGCCTCAGATGAAACATATCGGCAGGTGTATGCTTTGAAGTTGACTTCTGTTACAGGAACCTTTACTCCTGATGAAAAAATTTCACAGGCCACCACAGCTGCTATTGGTAAGGTAGTTGAATGGGACAGTGCTCTTTCTATTCTTTATTATCAACAGGAAAGATTTGCAGATTATGGAACAAATTCTACAACAGGGGCATTTGTTGCTTTCTCTGGTGCATATGTGGTTACAGGAGCATCTTCTTCAGCAGTTGGAACGCCGGATTCATCTGCTGATTCTGCGGTGACTCTTGCTGGAGGGAACAGTATTACATTTACTAATGGATATGCTACTCCAGAACTTCAACCAGATAGTGGTAATATTATTTATCAAGAAAATAGGAAACCAATTAGTAGAGCTTCAGACCAGACAGAAGATATTAAAATTATAGTGGAATTCTAAAAAAAAATGGTACAAAAAACAGACTTAAATGTAGCTCCATATTATGATGACTATGATTCTAGCAGCAATTATGTTAGGACTCTCTTTCGCCCGGGATTTGCAATTCAGGCAAGAGAGCTAACACAACTACAAACTTCTTTGCAACAACAAATTGATGTACACGGGAAACATATATTTAAAGAAGGTGCGATGGTCATTCCCGGCCAAGTATCTCTTATATCCAATTATTTTTCCCTTAAATTAGCATCTACATTTGCTGGAGAAACTGTTGATCCGTCACAATATTATAGTGCTACAACACCTGTTACGATTACGGGTGCTAGTTCTGGTGTTACTGCTACTGTTATTGGTTATGATGCTGCAACTACAGATGATCAACCTACATTATATTTAAATTATAAAAACACTGGTACGGATAATTATGAAAAAGCGTTTAGAGATGGTGAAAATATTTCTGCGAATGCTGGAGTTACGCACACAACTGCATATTCTTCTGATGCTGCATCAGCAACAACATATACTTCGGCCTTCAGTGCAGCTATAGGTTCTACGGAAGCAAATCTGCGAAGTTCAACCGGACCAGCAGCTGCTACTGGTGCTGCCGTAAATGTTCAATCTGGTATATATTTTGTTCGTGGATTTTTTGTAGAGTGTTTAGAAGAAACTTTGGTTTTAGACAAATATGACCCATCAGGTAGTTGGCGAGTTGGTTTTGAAATAACAGAAACTTTGGTTAAACCAGAAGATGTGTCTTCTCTTTTAGACAACGCTACTGGATCATCAAACTATACTGCAAAAGGTGCTCATCGTCTAAAAATTTCTTTGGCTCTCAAAAAATTAGATATTGATTCAATTTCTGATGGAAGTTTTATTGAATTATTAACATCAAATGCTGGCGCCATTCAATCAAAAGTACGTAATACTGAATATAATATTTTAGAAGAAACTATAGCTCGAAGAACTTTTGATGAATCTGGTGATTACACTGTTCGTCCTTTTAGCATTGTAATGAGAGAATGTGTAAATTTAAATGAAAGAGTTGGTACATATACGGCAGGAGAGTTTACAGATGGCGGGAAAATAGCTGATAATACTTATTTGACTGCTCAGATTTCTACCGGCAAAGCATATGTTAGAGGATATGAAGTTGAAAAGGTTGGCCCGACATTTAAAGACCTTAAAAAGGCAAGAGATTTTGAAACGGTAAATGCTGGTATTACAACATTTGATTTAGGAAATTATACACTTATTAATAATGTGTATGGTACACCTGACATTTCTGCTATTTCTGGTGAAACAACTGCATATAAGACGATAAGTTTATATGACCATTTTATATCTACTGATGGTAGTGTTCCTGCATCCAGTGGGGTATCTCTTCAACCAATTGGCCAAGCCCGGGCCCGAGCTATGGAATGGGATACTGGTACAATTGGAACTGATGAGGCCAAATATAAATTATATCTTTTTGATGTTAAGATGTTCACTTTTCTGACTCTTGATGGAACACCAAGTCCTACTCTTATTGCAAATTGGGCAACAGGGGGAACAAAAATAACTGGTGTTACTTCTGGTGCTACAGCTTGGGTTGTTAATAATATTGCAACAACAACTGGTACTAGATTGATTTGTATTAAACAATCCGGTAAGTTTTCTTCTGGAGAAAAAATTAAAGCTTCAGATTCTTCAGAGTCAGACCAGATTGTAGAAAATTCAAGCAACACTGACCTTACCTTGACTTCTGATGGCGGCACGCCCGCAGATGATACTCGCACATTTGAACAATGTCGGTCTATGGTTATGGTTGATGCAACTGCTGCACAAAGCTTTACTGCCGATTTAGTATTAGAAGTACCACAAAGAAGAAAGGGTGTTATTAACAATCTAACATTAGATGGTACTGATGCTGATAGTGCTAATGCGAATAATAGTTTCACTCAAGATGATGGTGATGATGATCCTTCTGGTGGAATTATTATGGAAACCAATTTAATACCAAAATTGGTTAGTCCTGAAAAGAATAGTGCATTAGAAAAACTTTCAAAACAAACTATTAAGACACTTTTAACAGATTCGAATTCTGGTGCATCTGACACACAATATACTGTACGCAGACAATTCATTGGAACCACAACCGCTTCTGGTGTTGTTACATTTACCACAGGAACGAATGAAACTTTTGCATCTCATGCAGAAAAAGATTATGTTATGTCTATTCTTACTCCCGGCGGTGGGAGCGGAACTGCTGGACAACTTGTAAGTATTTCCGATACTATCGGTGGAACGGGAACCGGCTCTATTACAATTACTGATACTACCATTTTGGGTTCTGCGGCTAAAGTAAAACTTATTGCAACCATTCTTAGAACATCTGTAAAACAGAAAACAAAGACTACAAGACTTATGAAACAGGTGAAAGTTGCAACTGGTACAACTGATGCATATGGAACGCGGCCGGGGGACAGAGATATTTCCTTGGGCCGAGTTGATGCATTTAAATTGGCCGCAGTTTTTGATTCACAAGATACAAGTACAGATGCAGTTGCTCCCACTATAACGACAGGATCAATTACAGGAACATTTACCAGAGGCGAAAAAATTACTGGTGCTACCAGTGGAGCAACTGGCAGAATTATAAGCACATCAAGTCCTTTCAGTTATGTTTCTACTAATGCTTCTACTTTTGATATTGGTGATGTAATTACAGGAGAAAGTTCTACCGCGACTGCTACAATTACAGCAACAACAGTAGGTGATATTGTAATTACTGGTAAATATCTACTTGACACAGGGCAACGAGATAATTTTTATGATATCGCAAGGATTATAAGGAAACGTAATCGGGCAGCTCCTATCGGGAAACTTCTTGTTGTATATGATTATCTTGAGCATGGTGCTGGAGATATGTTTACTGTTGATTCTTATACTGATATTGCTAAACAAATGGAATATGATGATATTCCTGTGTATTCTGCATCTAAAATTGATGTTGATGAACCAGAACCAAGTGGTAAGTTTCCTTTATATGACACTTATGATTTTAGACCAGCGGTTGATGATATTACAGGAACATCTACAACACTAACTACTGTTGATGAAATAACCGCCCACTCTTTCAATTTTTATAGTAGGTCATTTGGTGGAACAGGGGGGACAACTGTAGATACTCCAAAGCCGGGTTCTTTTGTTCAATCAGATTTTGAATATTACTTACCAAAATTTGCCGCAATAATTTTGAATCCAAAAGGCACTTTTTTGCTTATTGAAGGAGAAAGTGCTGAAAATCCATTATTGCCGAAAACTCCAGATGATTGTATGTTGGTTGCAACGCTGTTTGTTCCAGCATATACTTTTGATCCAAAGAATGTTACGATAAGAAAACAAAAACATCAAAGATATACTATGAAAGATATTGGTAAGATTGCCAAGCGTTTGGACCATGTTGAATATTATACTGCATTGAGTTTGTTAGAAAGAGAGGCTGAAAGTTTTGAAGTAACAGACGCAAATGGATTGAATAGATTCAAGTCCGGTTTTGTAGTGGATAACTTTAAAGGACATCGTATTGGTGATGTTGCTCACAGAGATTATAATAACTCAATGGATTTCGGTCTAGGACAATTACGTCCTAAACATAAATCTAGAGCAATAGATTTAATAGAGAGTGTTGCTAATAATACAGATACAGCAAGGGCTGGAGCAGGATACCAAAAGACTGGTGATTTAATTACACTTCCCTATGATGAAGCTGTAATGACTACACAACCTTATGCGACACGAACAGAAAGAATTAGCTCCCGTCTTGTTTCTTCTTGGCGCGGTGATATTGAATTAAGTCCGAGTTCTGATACATGGTTTGAAACTGAAGTTTTGCCGGATCTTATTGTTAATGAAGAGGGGGATTATGATGCGGTGATGGCTCAGGAAGCAAATAATCTTGGGACTGTTTGGAATTCCTGGCAAACACAATGGTCCGGTGTTGTAGAAACAAAAGTAGATAACTGGACTGAAGGTGGAACACAATTTAGGCCTAATAGGTTTGATGTAACAAGAACCACAGAAACGGTTAGAACAGACCAAACCAGAACTGGTGTTGATACGCAAGTTGACCTTAGAATTGATAGAGTTTCTCAAGGACTAAGAGTTGTCTCACAAAATGTTGTTCCGGTAATGCGGTCAAAAACAATTACTTTTACTGGTGTACAATTTAAACCAGTAACAAGATTGTGGGCATATTTTAATAAACAAGATGTAAGTAATTATTGTACGCCTGCAAGCGCATCTTATACCACAAGTGATGCAAATCTTGTTGCAGGCGATCCTTTAGTTACAAATGCGGTTGGTAAAATTGAGGGAACATTTGTAATTCCTGACCCGAAAGTTGCTGGTAATCCTACTTTTGCTTGTGGAGATGTCGTTTTTAAACTTACTTCTAGTGAACATGATGGAATAGTTTCTACAGAGCAACGGCCGGGAACGCTGGGGGAAGCACTTTATTCAGCATCTGGAATGCTCGAAACACAACAAGAAACTATTATTGCAACAAGAAATGCAACTATTACAAGATCAGGTGTATCAGGGAATACTTCTTTTAATACTGTTACTTCAAATGATGTTCGTAAAGCTGCTGGTAATTTTAATGATGAACAGGCAATGCTTGCTGCTATGAATGCAGAAATTGCTGCGGCGAAAGCAGAGGCAAGAGCTGCCGATGGGCGAGCAAAGGAAGCACGCAGAATTGCAGACCAGGCTGCACAAGATGCAGCTGTGGTTAAGAATAAGCCTACAACAACCAAGAATATAGACGAATCCGGCAATATAACTCAAGGTTGGGACTATGAGCTCATTGGCCAGAAGAACTACTTCGACTGGGGAGTTACATCGTGGATACCCGACTTCACCGTCTATCAAACATTTAAAGCTCATGGTGACCCGGCTGCCACAACTAATGGAGTTTTTATTACTTCTGTTGAGACTTACCATCAGGCAAAAGATGAGACTCTGCCGGTAATATTAGAATTAAGAAATGTCGTAAATGGATATCCGGGCCCGAAGGTTCTGCCTTTTGGAAAGGTTACAAAAGAGACTGGCGATATTAATATTTCAGATACTGCTGCAACAGCTACCAAATGGACATTTCCATCACCAATTTATCTTGAAACTGAAACTGAATATTGTATTGTATTGCACACTGTGTCACCGGAACATAAAGTTTGGATTGCTAGAATGGGGGAAACCGATACAGGAGGAACGCGAACCATATCTGAACAACCACATATTGGTGTTTTATTCAAGGGGCATGGTAATACTGGTTGGGCCGCGGCTGGTATGGAAGATTTGAAATTTACGGTTAATTATGCAAATTTTACTTCTTCTGGGGGAACTTTTACTCTAACTAATGATGATGTTCCTTTGGCTTCCTTACAAGAAGACCCATTTATTATTACCGATGCAAGTACCGTATTACAAGTTAATCATGCTGATCATGGTATGTATGCTACAAGCAATAATGTGACCATTGCTGGTGCTCAATCTCCAGCAACAACTACTTTGAATGGTGCAATATCTGCTACGGCAACTACTTTAACTTTATCTGATGGTGGTAATTTTGATGATGTCTCTGGTATATATGCTGCTTTATCTGGAACTTGGTATATTAAAATTGATGATGAGATAATGACATATACTGCTATTAGTACTAATAGTGTATCTAGTATTACAAGAGAGGTTGATAGTACAACTGCTGCAGCTCACGCTGATGGTGCAACAGTAGAACTTTATATGGCACACCAAGTTCCATTTACAGAAATTAATAAAACTCACACTGCGGTTGCTAATACAGAAATTGATAGTTATACTGTAACATTGACATCAACTCCTGTGGTTGATGGATCAGGAAGTCAATCTTCAATAGGTGGGTCTAGTGCAACTGCAACAGAAAATGCGATGATGGATACACTTTCAACCATTTTAGGAATTCTGGAATTACCAAATACTTCTCTTTCTGCAAAAGCTTTGGTTGTCCGAGGAACAAGCCCCTCTGGAGCTCAAACATCATTTGAAAATACTAGAGATGATGAACTTGTACCAGAAATTTCATTTCCACTAAATGACAATTATAAGTTTGATGTTCCTTACATGATATGTTCATCGATTAACGAAACAAATGAATTGTCTTCTCAAAGGTCATTGGAAATTCAAATTACTATGGAAACATCTACGCCATGGATTTCTCCTGTTATTGATCTTAGTAGGTCATCCATGATTGCAGTTTCAAATCGATTAAATGAAATTACATCTTCAGCTGATGTATATCCCACAGCAGGATATGTTGGTTCAAAAAAACCTGAAGGTGACGAGAATGCTGCAATTTATCTTACAAAACAGATTAATCTTGATACTTTGGCAACAGGACTAAGGGTTATATTTGCTGCACATAGGCCTGCAACTTCTGACATTAAACTTATGTATAGATTGTTACCAATTGATGAATCAGAAGATTTTGATAATTTAGGATACACTTATTTTAATACAGATGGTTCACCTGATACAGCAGTAGCTTCATCGTCAACTATTAATGATTTTCAAGAGTATCAATATACTGCCGGTGTTTCAGATGAAGGTGTTGGTACTCCATTACCAGAATTTATTGCTTTCCAAATTAAAATTGTTATGACAGGAACAAGTACTTCTGAACCGCCTAGATTAAAAGCACTTAGAGTTATAGCATTAGGAACATAAAATGGATAGAAATTTTAAACAAGTTGAAGGGTATCCTGATTTAGTAAGGGACACATCATCTCATGCAATTATAAATCGTAATGCTGGTGCATATGAAAAAGCAAGACGGCGTGTAGCTGCCGCTCAGGCACAAAGAGATGAATTACGACAAACAACAAGAGAGATAAATTATCTTAAATCAGAAATGACTGAGATTAAAACTCTTCTTAAAGAACTAGTAGGCAATCAATAATGGCATATCAACCAGTAGCAAGAGGATCAAGTGACGACGATGGTGCTGGCGACACTCTTCGTGCCGGCGCTGCTAAGATTAACGCAAATTTTGTTGAACTTTACACTGCATTAGGAACAGGTAGTGCGATTACATCAGGTATAAGTGCTGATTCAAGTATTATTACTCTTACCACACCTGTAATTGCTAAAATTGATTCTGGTTCTACCATTACACTAGATGCAACGACAGATATTATTTTAGACGCTGATGGTGGTGATATCTTTTTTAAGGATGCCGGCACCACTTTTGGTTCTGCTAATAATTCTTCTGGCGATCTTGTAGTAAAGTCTGGAACAACCACAGCTCTTACCTTTAGTGGTGCAAATGTAACTGCTGCTGGAACGATTGCTTCTGGCGCAATTACATCTTCTGGTGTAGTGACTGCAACTGGATTTACTATTGGTTCTGCTGTAATTGTTGAATCAGAGTTAGAACAAATTGATGGTCTGGCGGCCGGTACTGTTACAGCATCTAAAGCAGTAGTTGTAGACTCTAATAAGGATATTGGCACATTTAGAAATCTAACAATTAGTGGGGTTTTTACTGACGGTAACTATACTTTTGATGATTCCGGTAATGTATCTGGATTAGGTACATTGGGTTCTGGTGCGATTACGAGTTCAGGTTCTATTACATCTGGTTCATCATTTATTATTGGAAGTGCTGATATCAATGAAACAGATTTAGAAAAATTAGATGGTATTACAAATGGTACTGCTGCAGCAAATAAAGCTGTTGTTGCTGATGGCAGTACAGCTGTTAGTGGACTTACTCTTACCGCACCTACAATTGTTGAGATTGATTCTGGTTCTACTCTCACTTTAGACGCAACAACCGACATCGTATTAGATGCTGCCGGTGGTGATATCTTTTTTAAGGAGGATGGGACTACATTCGGTTCTGCCACCAATACAAGTGGCGATCTTATAGTAAAGTCTGGAACCACCACGGCTCTTACCTTTAGTGGTGCAAATGTAACTGCTGCTGGAACGATTGCTTCCGGTGCAATTACAACAAGTAGTACAATTGCAATGGCGGTTGTTGCTGACCCATCAACTGTGGCCAACTACGCTCACATATATGCTAAAGACGAGTCTTCAAGTGCTGAAGTATATGTACGAGATGAAGCAGGTAATGTAACTAAAATATCACCACATAATGACCAAGGCGAATGGGAATATTTCTCAAAAAATATAAAAACTGGTAAAACTGTAAGGGTTAATATGGAAGAAATGATTAAAGATATTGAAAAACTTACTGGAAAATCTTATATTAAAGATGAGTAAAGTATTAATATAAGACTATAACTTGGGAGCAAAACTGCTGAGGTTGAGTTACATATAAATATGTAGAAAAGGAAGAAAGTAATGGCTACACCTTCAACAAAAGCTACATTAAAAACTTATTGCCTCAGAGCTCTTGGTTATGGCGTAATTGATGTTAATGTTTCAGATGACCAAGTAGATGACCGTTTAGACGAGGCGTTGCAGTATTTTGCACAATACCACTACGATGGTATTGAAAGGATGTATCTCAAACATTTGATTACAACTGCTGAGGTAACTCGGGCTCAAGCTAATACTTCAACTACGGGAACTGACATAGTAGACTCAGATATAACTGCAACATGGAAAGAAGGGAATAACTTCATTCCAATTCCAAGTGCTGTTGTTTCTGTTATAAGGGTGTTTCCATTTACTGATACTGGTGGCGGAAGCAGCATGTTTGATATTCGTTATCAACTACGACTGAATGATTTGTTTGATTTCTCTACAACTTCTATTATACAATATGAGATGACAATGAACAGTATTGATTTGATATCTAATATACTTGTTGGCGAAACACCCATTCGATTCAATCAACACCAAAATCGACTTTATATTGAAATGGATTGGGCAAATGATGTAACTGCTGATGTAGACTATCTTGTTATTGAGTGTTACAGAAAATTAGACCCCACTACATATACTGGTATCTACGATGACATTTATCTGAAGAGATATGCAACTTCATTAATCAAGAGACAGTGGGGAGCCAATCTGAGCAAGTTTGGCGGCGTTACCATGTTAGGTGGCGTGACGATGAATGGGGAAACACTTTATACACAAGCAATAGAAGAACAAAATAGGCTTGAGGAAGAAATCAAGCTTGCCTTTGAATTGCCAATAAATTATATGATAGGTTGAAACACACAAAATGAATAGAGGAAACTTTGTAAAACACATCAAGGTTTGTGGGGTATAATATATGGCAGTTAATACACTTTTTCATACAAGTAATTCTGCCTCCACAACCGCAGAAAAAAACTTATATACTAGTCTTGTAAAAGAGGCAATTCAAATATATGGGCATGATGTTTATTACATGGACCGTACTCTTGTTGCTGAAGATTTAGTGTTGGGTGAGGATTCGATTTCACAATTCAAAACCCAACATCCAATTGAAATGTATATGGAAGATGCAGATGGTGGTTTTGCTGGTGAAAAAGAAATGATGAATCAATTTGGCTTACAGAATTTAAGTGAAGCAACATTTGTTGTAAATAAAGAAAGATTTCAAGAACTAGATACTCAAGTGCAAATTGAGGACGGGACGGATACTAGTTCTAGCGGTTCATTACTATTAGAAGCAGGAAGTATTGACCAATCATCTTCTGCATCGACTTTAACAACTGTTACTGGCGACAATAATTTTTATATTATTCAAGATACAACTGTAACGGATTCTGATAGGCCTCAAGAAGGGGATGCAATTTATCATCCTGTTCTTGACAAACTATTCCAAATCAATTTTGTAGACCATGATGAACCATTTTATCAGTTAGATAATAATCCAGTATACAAATTAAGATGTCGTCTGTATGATTATAGTTCTGAAGTTATCGATACTGGTATTACAGCCATTGATGCAATTGAAACTGAACATACTCAAGATGCTCTTATTCATCAGTTTACTCTGGAACAATCTTCAGCGGTTAATGAAGAGATACGGTTAGAATTTGGGGCTAGTGGATACGATACTGGATTGCTGTTAGAAGAGACTGACGGTGATAATATAATTGGTGAAAGTGATACTTCTTCTGTTGGTGAAAGTATTATTCTTGAAAATGCTGCCGACACTGGTGCTCCGCAATTCCTCATACAGGAAGACTATATAGTTGGTGACATGAGTGTTGACATGACAGCACAAAATGAATATTTTGAGACTCAGAGCAGTTCAATTTTAGATTTCACTGAATCAAATCCATTTGGAGATGTAGGGAGTAGTTCATAATGTTGGGAACTCAATTTTATCACGAAACTGTCCGAAAGGTTGTTATTGCTTTCGGCACAATGTTTAACAGTATTAATCTTGTTCGTAAGGATAATTCTGGAAATATTATACAACAGATGAAAGTTCCTCTCGCATATGGACCAAGAGAAAAGTTTTTGGTACGGTTGCGTGAAGATGCTGATTTGACAAAACAAGTGGCTATCACTCTACCCAGAATTGGATTTGAAATCAAAAACCTTTCTTATGACCCTGCAAGAAAATTAAGTAGGGTACAAAAATTTAAGAAAGTCAAGGGTGCAAATACAAAACAATTAGATACACAATATATGCCTGTACCATATAATTTAGATTTTGAATTGTATGTTATGGCAAAACAATCTGATGATGCTTTGCAAATCGTAGAACAAATTCTTCCATATTTTCAACCTGATTATACTCTTACAATTAATGATATGTCGGATATGGGAATTAAAAAAGATGTTCCTGTAATTCTGAGCAGTATAGCTTATGAAGATAGTTATGATGGAGAGTTTGTTGCTCGTAGAGCTTTGATATACACAATGTCTTTTACTACTAAGTTTTATCTTTACGGTCCTGTTACCTCTAGTAAGGTTATTAAAACGGTTCAAGTTGACCAGTATTTGGATACTCCAGATAAATCGCCAAAGAGGGAACAGAGATACACAGTCACGCCTACTCCGTCAACAGCTGATGCTGATGATAATTTTGGATTCAATGAAACAACATCATTCTTCCAAGATGCAAAAGAGTTTAATCCAGAAACAGGCGATGATGAATAATGTCGAAAGATTCTATATTGAGGATTGATAAAGAGCTAGGAATTATAGAAAAAATTGTTCCTCAATCTGTTAGCACAGAAACAGAGACTATTAATTATTCTCCTGTTATCAATGAAAATGATTTAGAAAATGATTACGAATATCAAAGACGACAATTTTATAATCTAGTTGAAAAGGGAAGTAATGCCATAGATGGGATACTTGAACTTGCTAAGGAAAGTGAACACCCAAGAACATATGAGGTTGCTGGACAATTGATTAAAAATGTTGCAGAGGTTACAGAAAAACTTGGCGATCTTCAGAAAAAGATGAAGGAGTTAAAAGACCTTCCAAATACGGCTCCCAAAAATGTAACTAATGCACTATTTGTTGGGTCTACAACAGAGTTGCAAAAAATATTGAGAAATAAGTAATGTCCGGTGATTCGGTCTATTTGGGCAATCCGAATNTNAANAAGGCCAATGTTCAACAGACTTGGACCAAGGAAGAGGTTGAGGAATATGCAAAATGTATGAAAGACCCTATTTATTTCATACAACAGTATATTAGAATTGTTTCCCTTGATGAAGGATTAATACCATTTAACCTCTATGACTTTCAAAAGGAAATGGTAGGAACATTTCATAACAATCGATTCACCATCTGCAAACTTCCTAGACAGTCAGGCAAATCAACCACTATTATAGCCTACTTGTTACATTATGTTTTATTCAATCCTTCTGTAAATGTGGCGATCCTTGCTAACAAAGCTGCAACCGCAAGAGACTTGTTGGGCAGACTACAACTCGCATACGAAAATCTCCCAAAATGGCTGCAACAGGGAGTTATGTCTTGGAATAAAGGTAGTCTAGAATTAGAGAATGGTAGTAAGATATTGGCATCATCTACTTCTGCAAGTGCTGTTCGTGGTGGTTCTTATAACATCATTTTCCTTGACGAGTTTGCTTATGTCCCTGCTAATGTTGCAGAACAATTTTTCAGTTCTGTATATCCCACCATTTCTTCTGGTAAGACAACAAAAGTAATGATTGTTTCTACGCCTCATGGTATGAATATGTTTTATAAGTTGTGGAATGATGCAGAGAATGAAAGAAACTCTTATATTCCTATAGAGGTGCATTGGAGTGAAATTCCTGGCCGAGATTTAGCTTGGAAAGAAGAAACCATCAAAAATACTTCGGTGTCACAATTCAACACAGAATTTGAATGTGAGTTCCTTGGCTCTATTGATACTTTGATTTCACCACAAAAGTTGAGAACAATGTCTTATAAAAACCCAACACAATCTAATGCGGGGATTGATTTATATAACAAACCTGAGTCTGGGCGGACATACATGTTAGTTGCTGATGTTTCCCGTGGAACCAAGAATGATTATTCTGCATTTCTAGTATTTGATGTGTCTGAAATGCCATATCGTATTGTTGCAAAATATAGAGACAATGAAATTAAACCTTTGTTGTTTCCCTCTAAAATATATGATGTTGCACGGGCATATAATCAAGCATTTGTGGTTATAGAAGTGAATGATATTGGTGAACAAGTTGCAACTACTTTACAATATGATTTAGAGTATGATAATCTTGTCATGGCTTCTATGCGTGGNCGNGCAGGACAAATTCTTGGTGGAGGATTTTCCGGTGGTCGAGCACAATTAGGAGTGAGGACAACAAAGGCGGTAAAGAAAATAGGTTGTTCTAATCTCAAACAATTAATTGAAGATAATAAATTAATAATAGAAGATTTAGACATTATCAGTGAATTGTCTACATTTATTATAAAGGGAGGTTCATTTGCAGCAGATGATGGTTGCACTGATGATTTGGTTGCATGTATGTTTATTTTTGCATGGACTACAGACCAAACTTATTTTAAAGAATTGACGGATATGGATGTGAGACAAACCATGATGAAGGAACAACAGGATGCTTTAGAACAAGATATGGCTCCATTTGGATTTATTGTCACTGGTCTAGAAGATGAAAATGTCGGCGAAATGGTAGATGAATATGGCACAAGATGGAGCCCAGTAGTCAGAGATTATGGTTCAGATTGGTAAATTTTCCTATTGTTGCAAAAATGTCACACAACCCAAAAAAACGACAGAGAATGTTGTTTTTTTATTGACATTTTCTGTTGGGTATGGTAGCATATAGGCATGATGACAAATGAAGTGAATTTCATACATCCCAACATATCAGTGGAAGATGCTGAGCTGTTCGGGTTCGCTGATGCGAAAAAGGCCTTCCACATCGAAGACAACTGGTTAATGTCTCATGTAATGCACGTAGCAGGTGTGTTCCCTAGCATAGGAATCGCCCGCAAAAATGGTTGGAATAAGCCTATTCCGGCCGGATTTTCAGAGTTTACCGTTGGAAAAAATCGCAAAAAAGTTTGGATTCTCAATGAATTCAAGGACTTATGAGGTACGATTTTCCTTGACATTTTCTGTTGGGTATGGTAGCATAGGATATACTGAAAAAACGAGGATTTAGGATGATTTTTTGGGAAATTCGAGATAAGGAAACTGGTGAGGTTGTCGCGACTGAAAATGATTTTGGTAATGCGATGGAACTTCATATGGTTATGGATGAGTTTCGTCCGGGCCTGTTCAAAGTTGTTGAGGTAGACGAGGTTGAAGGAGCCTGATGGGCCAAGTCACTGTGACTTGGGAAAAGTAGATGGTTGACAAAATTCAAATGCTCAAGGCAAGTAATCTTGGTTACCGGCCCCTTAAAGGGGGCAAGCGATTGGGCAAGAAATGCGGGTATGATATATATCTTGCTGATGCGGCCTCGTGGTCAAATCGATATCCCGTCAAAGAAATTCTGATGATTGATTCCAAGAAGAAACCTAAAACTCGTCGTGGTGAAGCTGTATATCGAACTGTGGCTTCTTTAGATTTGTCTAAACAATACGGCGCATGGCATGTTGATTCTGTGCAAGTCGATTCCCGATATAAAGGGAAGAAACTTTCTATTCGATTATATTGTTTTTTGCTTAAAACATTGGGAATTACCATAATGGCCGGAACATCACAGTCTATTGGTGGGCGGTATATTTGGAATTCTCTGGTAAAACAGCGGGGGGTTGTAGTATTTGCAAAGAAAAGTCCTTATTCTAAGGTCATTGGGTTTCCTAATGCGGGCAATAAGGAATTGGTGTGCAAGAATTTTGACTTGTATGATTCTGATGCAGTACTATATGCGGTTGCTTCTTAAAAAAGGTAGGTTAGAAGGAGAGTTAAAATGGGTGCAGTGAAACATTGGATGATGGAAATGGAAGAAGCCATGGTCGCGTCCATAGAGAATGGCGCAGTTTCTGTTGAGGATGTCTTGACAGAGGTTAAATCTACAATGTCGGTTGTAGATGAACGGTTCATCAAAGAAAAATATATAGAAATTGAAAAAGAGTGAAGAAGATGAATAAAAAAACAGAAGCGTTGATGAAAACATTGTTGTTCGAACCTGTTGTTGTCATTCATGCTGCATTTGAGGAGACTCCTCGGACAGTTGCGATTGTATATGTAGAAAAGGCTCTGTCGGTTGAGGAAAAATTGGATAAGGTTTTTCTGCTGACAAACAATACGGGTGTCGGCACGGCCACTTCATGGACGGCCACTTCATGGTATAGTATGCAGAACAAGAAAGTGGTGAACTATATTGGGCCTTCGAAAACTTGCCGGAGCACTTCGGTTGGAGATTTCATGTTGATTGGAAATACTAAGTATAAATGTGAAACTACTGGATGGAGTGAAGTATGATNCGGGATGAAAAACGACTCTTGAAATTGATAGGATGAAACAGAATGCTTAAAGCGATGTTGATAGTTATAGCATTAGGTTATAATGGTAATTACACGGTGGAAATGCCGTCGATGAGTGAATGTCTTGATGCAAGAAAAACAATTGCAATGCAAGATGCATCAATAAAAACGCTTTGTGTTCCTTCGGCCGAAGACCAAACGAAAGTGAGATTTCAAGAATTTTTCGATGANTTTATAAAGATGATTGACAAAATTCATGANCAAACAGAAAATTGCGCTATATGTGAGGGGGGTTCGGCCGACGACTGATTTGTTAAAGGAAGAATACTAAATACTTGCGTGGTTATAATAACTGATAAAGCAAAAAAATACATGCAAGAAGTATCCAAGGGCGGATATGTAACCCTCGTTGTAAAAGGCGGGGGTTGTTCTGGATTCCAATATGTGTGGGGGCTATCATCAGAAATCAAAGGTGATGATGATGTCATTGACGATATTTTAATTGTGGATTCTCTTACAATCATGTATGTAATTGGAAGCACGATAGATTATGTTACAGAACTCGGCGGAAATTTTTTAACAGTGATTAATCCAATAGCTACAGCACAATGTGGATGTGGAGAAAGTTTTAGTATATAAATAAATAATAAAAAAGGAAAAAATAATGGGAGATATGACAAAGACCATCACAGTGGCCCCCAATAATAGTGAAACCGAGGTAACTATTGAACAAACCATTGCGACAACACCAGAACCAACAGAAATATTAGGAGTTAAAGTAGAAACTGGTTTATCATGGTATTGGGAAGGCGCGATAATCATTGCAGTTCTTGCTACAATTTATGTTGGGAAAAAGGCAATAGATAAAATATTTAGAAACAAAAAATAATTAACATCTAGATAAACTCAATTAAATCATTGTACGCTTTAATCCAACAATTTGAACATAGAACTTTTGATTCGTTTATTAGGTGGAAAACTTCTTGCCTGCTCTTATCATTAGTGCCAACATTTTTTGTGATTCTACGAATTTTTAAGTCATGAGGATAGAATTTTAGGCACATTGTTTCGCTTTCGCCACAATGTACACAAGATTTATTGTCTAAGATTTCATTTAATAAAGTAATTCTTTTA